AAGGGCGGACGTTGATATTTTGCCTGTTGAACATTCCCTGAGACCTCCTGCCAGCCACCCTATGCTTGAGGCTGTTGGAAGCGACGAGCAAATTTCTCGCTGAATGCCGCCGCCAAACCCATATCTTTCATCCTCGCCGCCACACCATCATGGACTCGTGCCAGACTCTTGATTGTGCCGTCTTCAGACACCGCAATGGCGTCCTCGACCAGTCCAACGGTTGCATCGAGGTCCGACCCGTATTCTCGCACGAACCCAAGGAAATCTTCAGAAACCAGTTCTGGGTCCGTTTCATCGCCAGTGGTCAGGCAATACCCGCCGTCCACTCGTCGAGCCACTGCGATGCTGTCTTGCATCCGCCTGAGCTCCTCGAGCAACCGTTGCAGGTCCGCTCCCACCACTCTCCTGTACCGAACGTCTGCGTTCTCACCTTCGGCAATGAACGTCTCGAATTTCGGTTTCAGGAAGTCTGCATTGGCCTCAGCGCCCACGAATTGAGACATGTTGGATTCGTTCTCACGAACGGCCACGACCCATTCAGGCTCATCCCCAAAAGAGTCAAGAAACTTGTCCTCGACCCCCTCAGCAGTGAGCTTGACGCCCGAGCGCACCATTTCGTAGAGCGAACCAAGACGGACATCAGCTTCGTCATCATTGCCACTGAGCAGTGCATCAACAGCGCGTCGAGACTCAACCCTCACCTCGCTGCTCAGTTCAGAGACCTCTTTGACGGGCACATCAATCCGCTCGACGTCACCGAGCTCCACCTCACCAGTTTCCTCGTTCACCGAGTAGCTGGCGCGGAAAAACTCACCGCTGTCATTGAGCACAATGGCGTGATTGGAGAACGTACCGATGGTCCGAACCTCGCCATCATCACCGCCGAAAAGGTCTGCTTTTTCAGAGACGGCCTCATCCACCTGCCCCATCACTGACTCGTAACTGCGACCGAGCAACTGTGAGAGGAAATCCCCGTCTACCAATGTCCGTGATGTCATGATGCCCAGGCTATCTGTAGGTCTGATTCCAATAGAATGCAGCCTACGGCTATGAATGCGCGTGTGTCAAGCCTCGTTATTACACAGGATACTAGGGACTCTGCTCTGCTCTCATGGTCTTTTGCAGGTCCCCCAGAAACATTCCGAGCTCACGCACCCGCTTGTTTACCACTACGTTTTCTTTGAGCAGCTTATCAAGTTTTCCTTCGGCCCGCCCCTCGGATACTCGGTTCCTTCGGTCGAATTCCTGCCGCCAATCGTCCCGCCGCGTGGCCGTTATGAGCTTCGAGAGTCGCCGCTCCATTTGCTGTGATTCTGTCAATGAGGGAGCACCACCTGACGCCGCCTCATCATCAACAGACTGCATCTGGAGCTTTTGAACCTCAGCCTCTACAGCCCCCGCCTTCATCTGCTCCTCTCTCTTCTCTTCCATCACTTGCGCAGCTTCGTCTTCGTTGAATTTGAAGAGATGAACCAGGAGCCACTTTGTGCTCACGAGCTCCTGCATTCTCGAGGCGAGGTCCGCGGTGGTATTCAACACCTCCATGCGAGCCAACTCGAGGATAGATGACGGCACCGTCATGTGGACCTGATAATCGTGCCTGTCGGGCTCAGACCCCTTGGCCACCAAATGGACCCTACATGCCTTCCGATACCCCCCTCTGAGGCACCGCTGGATTCTCATGACCGAGCGAGCAAACCGAATGTCTCTCGTCGAGAGCTGCCCATCTACAGCCTCACCACCATAGCCGTAGTACATTTTTGGCACCTTGACCGCCGCCACGAGCTTGTCTCTGTGATACTCGAGGCTATCGGTTTCGGTGTAGTCAGGCCCCTGGATTACGTCGACTTCGGTGGTCCGCTTTCCATCACGAACAGGTATGAAGAAATCTTCGTCATGAGAATTGCAAACAAAGACACCAGATTCCAAAGCAAACGTGTGGGTCTCCCCAACCGTCAACGTGAAAGTATCAGCTCGTTCACTAAGCCACTCAACTGACACCACCTTGTGATTGTCACCGATGGCTGCTTTTCGGAACGAATTGAAATCCTCATACCCCTCATCTCGCACCATGTTCCGAATCATGTGGCGATGAATGGATACGACCTTTCTCGTGTTCGCTTCTTGCAAAACATCACGCAGCACATCAAAAGACGCCCCTGCGATGTCATCCATGCTTGCTGTTGGGTTCTGACGAACCAGTTCCTTGACCCCTTCGACAAAGGCCAATGGGAACCTGATGCGCATGTTTTTTGAAGCACTCTCGCGCCGCTCTGGGTCTGCCCAAAGCTCACGCATGGCCTCGCTGCGAATCTCGTTGTCCTGGCTGTGTTTTTCCGAATCGTTGTACTCACGAATGAACCGGCCCTGGTCTCTCTCTCGATTCCACTCAGAGAGCTTTTCTCGCCGTTCAGGGCTCTTGTTGTACTTCGTGATGTTCCGACTCGCTGCACGCCTTAGCTTTGCGTCAAGAGCATCATCAGACTTTCTGAGCTTAGCTATGGCCACCCCACCAGACTGCCCCATTGCACAATGCAGCGCGTTGTGCTCGCGCATCGACATGCCAATAAGGTTCGAGGGGGCATTGTTCAGCGGATTCAAATCACGATGGTGGGTGGCATCCCCAGCACCACGCAATCCCAAATCCAAAGCAATGACCCGATGACCATAGAGAGAACACTTCACTTTCGGGCAATACACCAACTCATACCCGTCTGCTGTTTCACCCTTGGCCTTGGAGCTCACTCGACGGCGAAACGGCATCAGTGAATCACCAGCTCTGAGTTGCTGAGCTTGGACCTTGGACCCGTCACGTCGAATCATTTTGTGGTCAGGGGTGACGGTGACAGATTCACCATTGTCCAGCGTGACCCTCACGAGTTGTGCATCCCGCCGCGTCTTGCCAGCCCACTCCACCTTCCCTGGTCGAAGCCTGCCCTCATCATTGAGGTCCACAGACCAAACCCACTGCTCCTCACCGCGCTCAAAAGCAGCAGACATCTCCCTGATGGTTTTGGACTCGCCAGAAAGCAAATGGACTCGAGTATCCCCGTGAAGACACAGCGGATGATTCCTCATGTCCAGCTTGCCGTTGCTGTTGACGAATTTCTTTCGCGTGAACTGGTTTTTGACTCGGTTCACATGCGCCAAACCACGCTCTGCATCGAGCTGACCAACGTCCACATAGAACGCATATCGGGACGGTGCCCGCTCCAACTTGTAGATGAGCAGGGCATCCTCGAGCAGTGACAGCCGCTTCCAGACCCACCGAGCAGGGTCAATCACCGCGCTGCCATACACGCTTCGGAGGTGCTTGCCGCGCAGCCTCCAATGAATGACTTCCCAATCCTCAAAAACGGTCAACTCACCAGGAGCTCGATTCCGCGTCACAGATGTGGATGAAGCATTGCCGCCGCCCCTCTCTTGGGCGAGGGCATAGAAATCCTCCATCGTGATATTGAATTCCCCCCTCACGTCCTGAAGAAATCCGAGCAGGTTCCCCTTGGTGTCTTCGACCCGCCTCATGGTGGGGGGTGGCAGGTAGTTGATTCCCACGACGCCCGTGTCATTGACCAGTAATTCTCCGAAATTATTCCCGTATTTAGAAAGTGTTCTCGCCCCGCCCCAGATATCGTCCTCAATGGTCATGTTTTTGTGGAGCATATCGTTGAGCTCATCAGCAGTGCCTTTGTCTTTGCTGGTGACCCAGATAGCTTCCTCACGGTCCATATTGGGCGTGCATGAATCGTCGGCGTAGATGTCCAGAGCAACCGAAATCTCGGGATACTCGTCCATCTCCTCATAATCGGTGTATCGCGCCTGTAAATCCTGGTCGATTCTCAGGTGCTCGGCGAGCGAATCGTAGCCGTAGTGGCTGGCGAGCGTATAGGGCAGCCCAGCACGCTCCACAGAGGGGACTCCACCGCGCCGAATATCCACCGCAGAATGTTCGTGGGAACGAGCGAAAAAGCTCCTCACCACCTCGCCAGCACCCTTGGCGAAACCCTCAAGTAACTTTGCCCGTGCCAATGGCTACCTACCCCTTTAGGAAGGGCAACGATGACGGAGCACCCGCGGCACCATCATAATCACTCACAAGGCTTTGCCTCTTCCCGCTCGTCTTGGTCGATTGGACCAAAATCTTGCCCCCCGTCACCCACGAATCATCAATCTGCTCGTCAACTGATGACCGGCCACTCAACATGGGCGCCATGGGTCTCCCAGGGACTTTCTTGGTGAGAGAATACACCACCCCCGCCACAGCGTCAGCCACGTCCTTTGTTCCTGGTGTCCCGTCAGGATTCTTCTTTGGGTGGTCGATTTTGATTTTGCCGCCGCTCTTGGGTACCCGCTGGAGATATCGAAACTCCCCCAATGCGATGGAGTGGGGAGGCATCCTGAACCGGTCCTCATACATCGCCGCTTTCAGGCAGTCATAGGGCTCTGTGGTCTTGTCGACACTGACCACCTCAGCATCCACCCCATGTTTCCTGAGCTGCTGAATGGTGTCGATGCTCTGAAATGAGTCAAGGCTCACGTACCCCACATTGAACCCGTGGGCCATGTATTGGTAGATGACGCCTCGGAGGTCTGCCAGCATGATTTCATCGCCTGGTGGGGGGACGACCCTCAGAACCAAATCAACCTCTATGCGGGGGGCGAGCTCGTTGTATTCCTCACCCATGGCGTCCCGCCGCACCACCTCAGCCCACCCCGCAATGTGAGCGATGCAGATGCCTGAGCAGTCCCCTGAGTACGAGGGGTCAATATGCGCGTACCTGACCGCCTCTGGGTGCCTGATGGGCCTCCAGGCGTCCTCTTCATAGCCACCGGGCAGCCGCCGCTTGAATGGGCTCGTGATGCGATGCCACATGATGGGGAGTGGAGTATTGGCAACCCACTGCTCCATGGTCCCGCTGGCGTCGTCCGCTCCTATTGGGTGCTCGAGAGTCGCATCTTGGCAATCGTAGACCTTTTCGGTCCTGTTCATGTATTGAGAAATGACATCAGTTGCCACGCCCGCGATGTCACGCAGTGCACCATCAATATCATTGACGAAATCGTTTCTGTAGTCCTCTGGCACGTCGACTATCTGCAAACCGAGGTCCTGGTACCGCTTCAGCTCTTCAGGGTCACCACTCAAAATCCTCGAAGATATGCGCTCAGTCCCGACCACCACCTGAAAATACTTGCCGCTGAATTTCTCAGCCGCGTGAACGTCCCATGTTGCATATTCCCGGATGAACATCATGGGGTCGTCTATCTCTCTCGCTGCCTGCACCCGTTTTTCGATGAATGCTGAGGGTCTTTCTTTCGACGACGCCAAAATGAGCACCCCTGGCAAACGGCCAACCCGCTGAAACCGCGACTTCATCCGCCTGATGATTGATTTATAGATGGACTCCCCCATGTCCACCACAACCTCACGACCATGACGGTCCAACCGCTTAGATTCACCAAGAAAACTCGTTTCGTCCAACAAACCCGCAAAAACATTCAGCCCGATAAGAGCTGACGAACTGGTCGAGCCCGCCACCACCTGAATGTTACTGGGAAACCGCACCTCGAGTTGTGAGGGAGCCTCTTTAGGCTTGAAATGGTCCTGGAAATACCTCGAATGCCGAACCTTTCCGATAAGCTCGTTGATGACGACCCGCTTGGCCACTTTTTCCGTGACCGAAATCATCGCCACGTAGATATGAGAACCAATGTCGATGCCATAAGCACGCTGGGGATTTTTGAGGCAAGACATCTGGTAAATGACGTAAGCCATCGCAGTTGTTGAGAAAAAACTGTTATGAACAATGATGCCATTGACCACCGCGTTTTGAGTCTCAGGAACACTCAAATCATAGACATCACGGATACCAATGTCCGTGATGGACTCCACCCGCTCCCACACCACATCATTGGCCATGTCGGCAAACTTGCGGTATCGCCCCTGGTACCCTGTGAGGCAACACAATCTCTTGAACCGAGTGCCCCCCATACATGAACCATCAGCCTGACCAGCCCATTGGGTCCATGTCTTATTGGGGTGCGGCCCGGTTTCCCGCCGTATCTCTTTCAGTTCCTCATTCGTGATGGGAACCACGTCCCAGTTTGAATTCGGTTTCTTGACCGCATTGGCCTGCATCACCAAACGAACACACGCATCCTCTTTGCCAGGGATGAACCCCACCTTGGCCATGAACGCGAGTTGATTGGGGACATCAGCTATCTGCAACCTCCAGGCGTCAAATTCGCCATCCTGGTTTTTCTTTCGGCGGTAGCTTTTACGGGCCACGATTCCGAAGCGCCGAAGCAAATACTGAACGTCATCAATGAGCCCCTCAGAGGCCAAAGTGAGCTCAATTTTGCGCGGGTTCCCCGTGTAGACGTTGCCATCGGTGAACAGCCAGCGGAGAAACAACGCGAGTTGCTCGTCGTTGAGACCAAACCACTTCGGGGGCACCCGTTTTTCTTTCGAGAGGCATCTGATGCCGAGAGAATCAGTCCACTTCTGAAGCCCCTTGAGGTTAATGCTGTTGTCCGTTTCTCGCCCTGCCCCCAAAAAACCCCGAATCATGCAAGCATGATTCAAAACCTCAGTGCATAATTCCTTGCACTTCGTGTAGATGGTGTTCCCCCCCGTCATGCCGCCATCAGCAATCAGAGCAGCCGCCACCACCACCTCATCATCCGACACCACAAGCGACTTTTCCGGGGCAGGAACACGACGCGCTACCGCGACGAAATCCCCCTTTTTCAAACCTTGCAGCCCCCGATAGCCCTTTGGCGTCAATACAGGGTGGTCAAGACTCGCCTCGAGCCACTGTCCTGAAGCCAGTTCAAGCCTGGCACACTGCTTTCGACCCGACGCCCAAATCCGATTGGCTTCCTGGTGTCCAATCTCGCCCTTTCCCAATGACGGAACCAAAGGAGTCTTGCCAACCGCCTGCCCTACCTCTATCCTCTCCCCTGTCTCACCAGAAACGAAAAAACTCAATGAATCCAGACATTTCCCCCAGCCGAGAGACCCTCCCAGAGCCGCCTCTTCGTACTCACCCTCAAACAGCTCCACGATGTCATCAGCGAGGCGAGGCCACAGCGATGCACCGGTCTCGCCCAAGAAATAGGGCTCGCTCAGGAATGTCTTGATATCG